TATAAAATTTTTTAGATTTTTTTTTTTTTTTTTTTTTTTTTTTTTTTTTTTTTTATTTTTTTTTTTTTTTTTTTTTTTTTTTTTTTTTTTTTTGTTTTTTTTTTTTATTTTTTTTTTTTTTTTTAATTTTATTTTTTTTTAAATATATTTTATATTATTTTTTTCAAAATATTCTTCTCTTTTTTTATTTTATTTTTTAAATTTTTTTTTTTTTTTTTTTTGGTTTTTTATTCTTTTAGATGTTTTTTTATTTGTTTGTTTCTTATTTAGATATTTTTGATTTCTTAATATAATAAAATATTTAAAGATAAATTCAATGAATATAAAATAATGATTTTTTTTTCGACATTTCAATGGTATTTAACAATGATTTTTTTTTGTTTGGATTTAAATTCGATTTACTTCTTCTATCAAATCAATAAAACTTCAAATCCTATTAATAATTATCATAGAATTATGCGATATTTGTCAATATTTTGGTTTATAAATTGTGTTTGGCGATCAATATTTCCTGCGTTATATTTACAACGTTTTGTTTTTTATGATATAGTTTTAAATTCGATTTTGGTTAATAGAACATTTGCGTTTATTGGGGAGATGTGTTGGATTTCACAAATTGTCATTGTAATGATTTCAATTTCATATACTTTAAATAATAGATCTTTAATACATAGAATAATTAAATATATTGGTTATTTATCCATATATACTTATTTTATTGCTGAACTAATGAGTTATTATAATACGGCAACTAAAAATCAACTTTGGTGTGTTTTTGAGATTGCTATGGATTCAATTTCTTTAATTATATTATTTCCAAGTATAATTTATTTAGTTTTCAAATGTAAAGATAAATATTATGAATCCAATGGAAAAAAGTTTTTAATTTTTATGTCATTATTTTCTATAATTTATCCACTATATAATTTTTCTATAATGATTCCTATGTATTTGGAAAGATATAAACAAGATACTCAAAATAATACAACTTATTTAAATTTTTGGGATGGTATTAAAGATGCGGGAATTACTAGAATTAAAACACATGATTTTGATGATTGGAAGGATGATTGTATTTGGATGTTTTTATATTTTTATTTTGGATCAATTATGGGTTTGTGGATGATGACAGGTCCAACGATAAATTTAATAAAAATAAAAGATTAAAATTATATATTTTTATCTAAAACAATTCCATAGCCAATTAATAAATTTTGGTTATTAATTCTTTTAAGTAATGTTATATTTTCGTGTTTATTTATATTAATTGGTTTATTAAAATTGCCAATATTAATGAATTTTTTATTATTTTCCTTATATTTTTTGAGTACTTTACTTTGAACATTAGATGAAAAGACATTAAGAAGTATATCATCATTTTTTTTTATTTTAATTTTCTTTTTTTGGTCCTTTAATAAATGATATTCTAATTTTATAGAATTTATTATTTCATTAGTATTATGTTTTTCAGCAATATTTCCAACTAAACTATCTGCCTGTGTAAAAAATGGATCGATTGTTAATTCAAGAGCAATTAATCCACCTGGGATAGCTTCTTCTATATTATAAATATCACTTTTAATTGACACCACTTTTGCTTCTAATGGTACATAATTATCATTAATTTTACATCCTGGTTTAATAATAATTTTATCATTTATTTTTAATGTCCCACTAATTATAGTTCCACCTATAACACCTCCTTTAATAGTTTTATAATCGCAATTTGGTTTATTTATATTGAAAGATCTTATAATAACCATTTTGAATGGATCACTAATATTTCTGATAATTTTTGGTTGATTGATTAAATATTTGCACAAGATGTTTAAGTTGATTCCTAGTTGAGCTGATAAAGGTATTATTGGAGCATCTTGAATGATTGTATCTTTAATAAAGTCTTTGATTTGTTTAAAATTTTCTATGGCTTGTGTTCGAGATACAAGATCTAATTTATTTTGTACAATAATTACCTTATTCAGATTCATTATTGTTAATGCTTTTAAATGTTCTTTGGTTTGTTGTTGAGGACATTTTTTATCGGCTGCAATAACAAATAAGACAATATCCATTACTGAAGTACCATTTAGCATAGTGGTCATTAGGGAATGATGTCCTGGACAATCAACAAATGAAATATATTTTTGTTTAATATATTTTTGTTTACAATCTTTACAAAATTCACTATTAGGATTATAGCAAAATTTATTATTATTTTCACAACTACAAGAATAGAGAAATGAATTTGCATAACCTAATTTTATAGTTAAATTTCTCATTTTTTCGGTTTTATATTTCATTGGAGAAGTTCCACTAATCATTTTTACTAATGTAGTTTTCCCATCTGATACGTGTCCACATGTACCAATATTTAATTCGGGTTGATAATTTAATGTCATATTTATATAATTTTAGAAAATTTTTATTCTCCATATATGCTAATTTAAAATTTAAAAAAAAAAAAATTAAATATATAAATATAAACCATTTATGTGTGGTATAATAGGTTATTTAGGTAACGATAATTGTTTTAATTATTTATTAGATGGTTTAAAACAATTACAAAATAGAGGGTATGATTCTGCTGGAATAGCATCTATAGACGAGACTAATAATAGTTTTGTCATAGATAAATTTATATCAGATGAACATTCTGCAATACATTATCTTGAAAATAAAAATAAAAATCATGAAAAAAACCATATTGGTATTGGACATACTCGATGGGCTACACATGGTCCTAAAACAAAAATAAATAGTCATCCACATTGTGACTATTATAATGTACTAACAATTGTACACAATGGTATTATCGAAAATTATTCAAAATTAAAACAATGGTTAGTAGAAAAGGATTACAAATTTAAAAGTGAAACAGATACAGAAGTTATTGCGAATCTTATTTCATATTACTATCTAAAAGAAAATCTAACAATGGTACAAGCAATTGAAAAAGCATCAAGCTATATGGAAGGTACCTGGGGATTGGTCATTTTGAATAAAAATGAATGCAATAAAATTTATTTTACAAGACATGGTAGTCCTCTATTAGTTGGACTTTCGGATAATTTTTGCTTACTAACATCTGAAAGAAGTGGTTTTTGTAATGTTGTTAAAAACTATATTGCTTTAAATGATAATAATATTTGTTATTGCGAAAATAATAATAATAAAATTAATTTTATTTGTAATGAAAAATATAAAATTATTAAAAATAATTCGCAAGATATCCAAAAATCTCCTGAACCCTATCCACATTGGACTCTAAAAGAAATTGAAGAACAAATTGACTCATCTCATAGAGCTATTGGAATGGGAGGTCGACTTCTATCAAATGATAAAATACAATTCGGTGGATTAATTGAATACAAAGATTATCTTAAAACTATACAAAATTTAATACTTTTAGGATGTGGAACATCACTAAATGCATGTATACTCGCCAAATTCTATTTTAAGGATTTAGCAGATTTTAATACTATTATAACAATGGATGGAGCCGATTTTAATGATTCAGATATACCTAAATTTGGTAAATCCATAGTTTTTTTACTATCCCAATCCGGAGAAACCAAAGATCTACATAGATGTATAGAAATATGTGATAATAATAATGTTCAAACATTGGGTATCGTAAATGTTGTAGATTCATTGATAGCTCGTGAATCATGCAGTGGTATTTATCTCAATGCTGGAAGAGAAGTTGGCGTGGCTTCAACAAAATCGTTCACTTCCCAAATAATTATTTTATCTATGATAGCTATGTGGTTTTCACAAGAAAAACATATTAAAAATCAAAAACGTAAACTATCTATTGATTGTTTAAGAAGATTATCTATTGACATTAAAGATACATTAGAAATATGTCGCCATCAAGCCAAAAGCTGGGCTAACATGTTAAAAAATAAATCCAGCATCTTTCTTCTTGGAAAAGGAAAATCTGAAGCAATCGCAAAAGAAGGTGCTCTAAAAATAAAAGAAATATCTTACATTCATGCTGAAGGATTTTCAGCTAGTTCACTAAAACATGGACCTTTTGGAATTCTAGAAAAAGATTTTCCCGTAATTTTAATTGATCCTAATGATGAACATCATCAAAAAATGAATAATGTCTACGAAGAAATTAAATCAAGAGGAGCTAAAATATTTACAATCACCGATGATTCTTCAATTAAGAGGCAAAATACTATTTATATTCCTAGAAATACTAATTATTGTCATTTACTCGCAGTAATACCACTTCAATTTTTATCTTATTATTTATCACTCGAAAAACATATTAATCCTGATTATCCAAGAAATTTAGCTAAAGTTGTTACAGTTGAGTAGTTACATCATTAGATGTGATGTAATAAAATCCCATTTTATCCATGATTTCTTTATTTAATTTCAAATTCTTAGCATTCAAATCATCATTTCGTTTTGATAAAAATAATATTTTTAAATAATAAAAAAATATAAATCTTAGTAACATTTTCTTTTCTTTATCAGATTTTAATTTTTTTATTTTTGATTTCCATCTTTTCATATATATCTTTTTATTTAAACAATTTAATTTACATGAAAAATTTTTCTCAAATGAATTTAATAATTTATTCATTTTTTCCAATTCCATACTTTTATTTTTACAATGATTTGATAAATTTTTATTAATTTTTGTTTTATCATCCAATTGATGTTCTAAACTCTTAATTCTATGTTCCAAATTGTCTATTTTACTATTCAAATTATTAATAATTTTATCTTTTACATTGATATTTTTAATTGAATTTTTTATTGATCTATCTATTTCTTCTAACTTATTTGTCTTTATTTTTAATTCATCAATCGTATTTCTTATTAACATCTTATTTTTTAAAAATTTTTTCTCCAAATCAATATATTCTATATTTTTATTAGTTATCTTTTCATTCAATAATCTAATTCTATTCCTTAAAATCTTATTTAATTGATAATCATCAAATGGATTATATTGATCAATCTTTTTCAAAAAAAAATGCTCTTCTAATGATAAACTATTCAATTCCCACTCCTCTTGTCTATCTAAATTATCTTTTTTTTTACTAAATTCATCTAATGAATATTGAATCAATTCATCTATTTTAATATTTTTTTCCGTCGAAATCGGACTAATGCTTATATTGTTTTCTCTATTATTTAACATTTCCGATAATTATATATATATTATAAAGATATATTTTATACTCACCGCTTTAAATTTTACCAAAAATTATATCATCACCTGAAATAGTCTTTAATAATATCTCAAGTTTCTCCTTATTTATAGGTTTAAATATAAAACTATCAAAATTTTTAAACAATTCATATGATTTGGAAACCTCTAAATTTACAGTAATTGCTATCGTAATAATATTCTTATATTTTTCTCTTAAAATCCTTGCAACATTGAAACCATCATAATATTCTCCTAAATTTATATCTATGAAAATGATAGGTATATGTTTATTAATATCATAATCTAAAATACATTTTTTATCAAAATACCATGTTTCAATATCCCCCAAATCATCATATAATAAAAATTTATCATCTTTCTTTAGTATATTATGAAATAATAAATGAAATGCCTTTGAAAATTTTTTATCATCATCTACAATAAATAATTTTATTTTTTTTTTTTCCTTGATAATTGTTTCTTTTAATAATATATTAGACTCATATAATTTATATAAATCATGTACATCTTTTTTATTTTTATCATTTTTATAAAACTCTAATCTTTTATACAATAATGGTATATTGGAAAGATTCTTGTTTAAGTGGTTACTCATTTGATTTTCCATTCTATTATATACTTATTTTATCTTTAAATAAATAATTTAAAAATTTCAATTACATTTATGCTAATGCTGGATCCACTGGTATATCATCTAAACTATCAGCAGCCTCTTTATATAAATCTTCATTTAATAAAATATTTACATATACCTCCAGAACCTGTTTTTGCATTGCATTCAAACTTGAATTTGTATCTTCTAATATTGATACGAGATCTTCTTTACTCATATTTTTTATTTCATCAAATATTTTTAATTTTCTTATATCAAGATCTGGTGCATCACCTCCAGCTTTTACTTTTTGTTCTGCAATAAAAGCTAATTGTTGATATTCTACATCTCCAATTTCGGCATTGGCTAATAGTTTACTGGCTTTTTTTAATATTTCAGAAGTTCTTTTATTAATTTTTGATATTTCGTTTTCTAGATCCATGATTGATTCTTCGTTTTTTTTAACTACTGGATTATTTGAATCTGATGTTGCGAAATTTTCTTTACAATCTTTAAAATTCAAATAAAATATGAATAAAGTTATAAACAATAATAAAAAGAAAAATAATAAATTTTTCATCTTATATAATCTATATATTTTTTATCTATCTTTATTACATAAAATTATTATTTTCTATTTTTTTTTTTTGCTGTGGAACAATAAAAATCATATTACTAAACATACTATTAAACATCTCAATATCTCTTGGATCATATAGTTTCTCCATAATTTTTTTTTTCATTTCTCTAATATAATATTTTTTTTTTTCATCAGGAATCGGTTTTTTCATTACTATTTCACGACCTTGTTGAAATATATCCAATGCATTTTTTAAAGATATATTCATCATTTTTCTAGCTTCATCTAATTGTTTTTTTTTTTTTTTCATAATATCTTTATCTAATAATTTTTCTACTTTATCT